TAATTGTTCTCTAATGGCATTGTTTACATCAGAGGGTGACATACCCTCAGAGATATTAACTCCATTAATAGCTGTATTACTACTAGCTGTTGTACTGTAACTTGATACTGTCATCTTAATAATCCTCTATTATTTAATATTTGTTGTCCTTGTTCTGCTACTGGCTGATTTAACAATCCTGATGCAGCTGGTAAACCTCTTGATAATGATGATGGTAAATTTAATAATGCTCTTGAACCAGCTCTACCACCACCATACAAAGCAGAAGCTAAAAATGATGGTGCTATTAATCTAGCAATTAATGCTGGGTTTACTGCACTAGCTCCAGCAATCAATCTTGATGCTGTGCCACTATCAGGCACAAACTGGCCGAATATTTCATCTCCTTGTTGTGCTAATTCTAGCATATCATTCTTACCTCTAGCAGTCATAATTTTATTTCTAGAAGTGTCTGTTTTCTTTATTGCATTTAAAAACTGTGCCGATGAAAAAATACCTTGAGTTTTGTTAGCACTTGTTACTGCTTCTCTTATAGGCAACATTCTAGCAAAAGCACTATTTACTTTTTGTAAAGCTACACCTTCATTTGTTTTAGATGCTATGCTTTTGAAAGCGTCTCTAATATCTTGAAAGGTTCTACCAAAAAACATATCTTCTACTTCACCTTTTTTAAAGTATTTTGTTTGTAAACTGTATAGTTCACTTTCTAAATTTTTGAGGTCTTTTCCAGATAAAAACTTTTCTCCTGTAGCTGGATTTATTTTTTGTTTTTTAAAATAAAGATTATTTAATGACCTTAAAACAACCAATCTTTGTGATTCAGTAAGGTCGGATTTTAGTAAAGCATTGATTATTGCATCATCTAATTCTGTAATCTGATTGCCTGTTAATTTAATCTTAGATACAACCTCTCCATATTGATCTTGTAAAAATTTATCTACTATGGAGTATGCTTCATTTCCATCTGTGACTTGTTTTAATTGTTTTTGTATTACTTTTCTTTGTGCTTTTGATAATATTGGTTCAAGTGCTTCTAACATGGCTAACTTGTTAAAGTCAGACAATGCTCTTGTTTTAGCCTCTACTATAGATTTTCCAACACCAGGTATTGAGGTTGACGATGATTCAATACCATAAGCTAATTCACCTAATACACCACTACCTTTAACTGATTGTGGCCCTGTTAAACGAATATCATTTCTAAGAAATTTCTTTGCTAGTTCTGTTGTTTTTGGAAAAATCTTTTGAGCTAATTTTGTAGTTGTTCCACCTAAAGCACCACTTACAACTGCACCTTTGGCTCTTTCTTCTGCATTTTCACCTACACCAGCACCATAAGCTCCACCTTCTATAGCACCAATTTTACCAGCACCTTTAATACCAAGTCTAGCAAGTCCAGCACCACCAGCGACCATAGAGGGTATAGATGCTGCTACCTCAGTTCCGTATGCTGCTACAGGACTATCTTCTCTAAATTGTTTTAGTTTACCTCTTACCTTAGTAAGTTCTTCCTCGTAAGAAGTTTTATTTTTTTTACTATTGTATAAAGCCTCTAACTCATCACCAAAACCAAAACTAAGTCCTTGACCAGCAGCTCTTGTAATTCCCTCTTTTAAAGATACATTATTTTGGTTTTGATTTTGTACTGTTGGTGTTTGAAAGTTATACTTAGAATTAATTTTTGCAATTCTTTCTTCTAGTGTCATAGTTGTCCTTGTCCTTCTAAATATTCAACAATTATTTCTTTAGAACTAGTTTTTACAGAAGGATCGTTTAACATTGACACTAGTTCGTTTACTGGAAATGATGATGGATCAAATACACCCATCTTTATTTGTGCATCTACATCTATGAGATTGAGTTGATCTTGGTCAAATTGTAATAATTTTCTTTCTTTATAACCTAAATCTTTAAATTGTTCTCTTACATTTCCGTTATATATGTCAACATTTCTTTTGTATGTGCTATATTTCTTTGAAATTAAATCAGATATTCTGTCTTTAACAACTTGTGGATTTTGATAAGCATTAACATCACCACCAATAGTTTCTAATAATCTTATAAAATCTTGATCTGTTAGAACACCTGGCCCAGCTAATTCAACTCTTGACTGTGCAATAAGAGCTGGAAGCTCTGCACTTGCTAATAATAAATTAAATTGTTCTTGTGATAATTCACCACCAACCATAATTTTTATTCTTGCTAGAAAATTGTCAGCAATCCTAGCAACACCAGTATTGGTATCACCCACTGCATCTAAGTAGTTTACAAATGAAGTCAAACTATTTTCATCTTGTGTTAATCCAGTATCTAAATCAGCCATTTGTTTTCCATTTAAAATACCAAATGTTTGTTGACCGAATGTTCTAAAATTGTAATTTTTGCCAAAAATTCTTTCAAAATCTTTTTCAAAATATCTAACACCATCTACTTCAGCATAAAGTTTTCCTTTGTCAGAAAACAAACCAGCAGATTTTCCATTACCAGTAATTATTCCCTTGCTAATAGCATCGCTTCCGTCTGTTTTTTTATCCCTTTCAGCTTGTAGTTCTCTTGCTTTTTGATAGGCCTGACCTAAGTTAGAACCAAAAGATTGAGGTTTACCTACAGTTGGCCCTGACTGAGCTAATAAACTAGCAAAGAAATCTTGACCAAACTCACTTGTTGCAAAGTTAGTTAGTTTATCCATAAATGTTTTTGTGGGTGTTACCTCATTGTTTGTTGTAGCAACTGCTTCAACACTAGGATCTGCAACTACTGGAGCATTATTGACAGCATTAACTTCGGTGTTTGTTTGTTGATTAGTAACTACTGATTTGCTATCAGTTTGATTTTGGTTTAGAAGGCTATTAGAAGATACTGGTTTACTATAAGTATAGCTACCTTCTTTAGCTGGTTGTGATGTAAAACTTAATATGCCCTTGTTGTTTTGTTCTTTAACTTCATTATTTGATAACAAACCTTCTTGATTAGCTTGTGACTGTAAAGATACATCAGGTGTATCATCTTTGTTTTCCTGTGCTTTGTTAATATCTGCTTGAATTTGCTCTGTAAGCGTTTGTGGTATGTCTGTTGTCGTTTTTTTGTTAGTAAGGTTAATATCTTTTTCTTTTATAGTACCCATTACTGGACTTGAATCACCACCAAAATAACTTTTTATTCCCATAAAAATAGGATCAATCTTTTGAGATATAGTGTTATATGTTGGAACTAATGCCTCATTATAAATTGACTCAGATACATTACTTACATCTTCTAAAAAAGGCGATTTACTAAATCCTTGACCACCAATCATTGATCTTGATGGGGGAAATAAACCACTTCTTGTTCCACCCATTCTTGGATCTAAATTACTTCGATACCCCATACTAATATTGTTATTTACATTAATGGGATCTGTTGGTGTATAAGAAACTCTCCTACTCAAAATTTCAGCTAATGTTGTCATTATGCAAAACCTCCAAGTAGTCCTCCACCGATTGCTCCAAACAATGGATTTACTCCTAACTGACTAGCAATACTGATACCAGCTCCAGCACCACCTAATAACCCTCCAGCTCTATCTCTAAATACTGGTGATGTCTCAACTGTGGTAGTTGGAACATTAGCACCTAAAGCACCTAAATACTCATTTAATTTTATAAATGGTTTGGATTGTTCAAAATCAAATCTAGCAATCGCATCTTGAAGTTTTGCTTGTTCTAACGCTTCTTTTTCTGCACCTACACTAGCTAATCTTTCGATATCTTGATAATCAGCTTGAGCTAATGTTGGAGCTGTATTCATAACATTAACCATATTTTCTCTTTCTCTGTTAAATTGATCTGAATACACTTGATTTGCCAATTCTCCTAATTGTCTAGTTAATACTTCTTGGTTAGCAGCAGATCCTAATCTACCAGCTCTACTAAACTGTGATTGTACTTGTGAAGTTACATCTCCAGCCATTTGATTAAATAAATTTTGGGTAAATGGATTTGATGTTGGTGATAAATAGTCACCAGACAAAATTTTATTGGCCTCTACTTGACTTAAATTTAACAACGGACTTCCAGCAGTTGCTCTTGCTGTAGCTAAATCTAATGCTGCTTCTGTTTCAGGAGCAAATCCTGTGTAAGTAGCATTAGGAAAAAAGTTTGGTAAATCAGACTCGAACAAATCTTGACTATAATCTATAGCTTGAGTAAGAAATGGCCTTATAAACTCTGATGGTTCATTTGCTGTTGTTGTAGTTACATTTCTTGGGTTTGATCCTTTTGACATTGTTATATTTCCTTATTTAATAAATATGCTTTTATTTTAAATCCTTTGAGTTTTCGCACCCAACCTTTGCGTCCAGCGACTTCTAGGTGAGTACAATTCTGCGATTTAGCAAAATCTTGTATTGCGTCTTGTATTCTATCTAGCCAATTATCTAAATTTATACCTCCAGCTAGAAAATATCTTAAAACTTTAGACTGTGGGTAAACTGCTATTTCTGTTACCACTGCACATTCTATTTGATTTTTATTTATACTTATAAATAATTGCATTTTTTTTGCAATAAGACCTTCATAAATATCCTCTATGTTATAAGTTTCATCTAAGGCCTTTGTTAATAATGGTGATACTTTTTTCCAATATTTTTCAATATTTTTACTTGAAACTCCAGTAACGACATTATCCAATGACACAGTATGATAAGTTTTGGTCTGCGTTTGTTGAACTTGCATGAGTTAATGTTGCACTCCCACTTGCTCTAGCAGAAACATGAAGTCCATTGAGAGCTGTGCTACCATTTGCAGTTGTTGGCATGAACAATATTATTGAGTTTCCACCTATTCTTGCATCGGTAAGTGTCGTTGTTGTCTGACTTGCTCTTAATGTTACTGTTCCTGTGCTATTTAATTTACCATTGATTGTATTGTTTAATGATGTTGAAACTAGTCTTAAATGTTGTCCTGTGTCAGGTATTGACAATGGAACTGTAGGAAACTGATTATCTGCCACCTTCAGGTCTCGCTTGTATATCTACACCACTAAGGGTATTGAAGTTTCCTGTAACACTAACCCTTATGCGATGATACCTTGAGGTAGATCGTAAAGGACAAGTGCCAGTATCATTAGTGTCAACAGCAGTGCCAGTTGTTGTGGTATCAAGTTGTGATTGCCTTGTTATTGGTGTGACTGTTACTGAAGTATTTGATGTGCCATCAACAATAGGTCTGCACTCTATAAGTGTTGATCTTTTGCCTTTTGCACCCTCAAACTCTGTCGTATCTACTGTGGCTGATAAACTGTTTGCAATAAACTTTCCAAACTTGTTTGCTGAATTAAAACCAGCAAGACCTACGATACCTTCTTTGTAGAAGTATGAGTCTAGTGATTTAGGTAAGTTATCCAAGTCTCCTAATACATCAAGGCTTTCTAATGTAGTAAATGCCTCTTGTGATGCACTAGCAATAAACTCTAAATCTTGTCCTGATCCTGTACTCCATTTATCAACTGCATAGTTGTATATCAGTAACTTGTTATTAGTTGTTCCTGTTGCTCCTGAACCACGATATGACCATACAACAATACTATTGTTAGGATCTATCGCACTTGTAATACCATCTAAGTTAGATGATAAGTCGTCAAAAAAGAAATTATCAATTTTTCCGTTTCCTATAGGTGTTAATTGTTGTCCACCAGTAAGTTTATAGAAACCATCTTGTGCTAAGAAAAAAACCATGTTTCCATAAGATGCCACAGATTTAGGTGCAAATGCTCCAATGTTATCAGCAATCTTGTCAAACTGAAATACTAATGGCACACCTACATAAGACATTCTATAGATTGCCTTTTCCATAAAGATTACACCAGCAGACTCACCACCTACAATAGCTTGTATATTTCCATGACTTCCGACAATATCTTGAAAGCCTGATTGTGTTGCTTGGCTTGGAGTCCAAGTTGAACTGTCATTGATACCTGACCATTTAACTCTTTGATTATATTCTACACTTGACTCTTTGGTATGACCTACAACAACAAAATCTCTAATAACAGCTATAAACTTAGCCTTTAATGCTATCAGATCACTAAAGGCACTATCTACACCTTCTTCAAACTTTTGTATGTTATCTGCAAAGTTAGTTGCAATAATGTTTGATCCAAACTGTGTAAAGGCCCAAAAGTCTCTAGCATTTTCTGTAGTAGAGTTGTTGTAGCCACCAGATTTACTTTTATCTTGAAAGACAAGAGAGGAGTCCATCTGATATAATTTAGTAGCATCACCAGCATAGTTTGTAGAACCAGTTGCACTAAAACTTGTAAATAATCCAACTGCTGGATTGCTAAGTCCTGTTCCACTTAATGCCTGAAAACCAGCTAGGCTTTTGTAACCTTTAGCAAGAGGTAAAACATTATCTACAACCAATGCACCTGAGTTTTCATAAGAAGGTAAATCGGCTTGTAAATCACCAAATTCAATCATTTTATGCTACCTGAGGTGTTGACATCTGTAGTGGTGATGTGGTTGTTGAACCCCTTGATGATGCTTCGTTAGCATTTTTAAGTGACTCTTTGTAAAGAGTACCCCATGTATTTATTCTTTCATCTTGCATAATAAATGGAGCTGACTCTGCTAATGCACCATATAAGTAGAGTTCAGGATAATTTGTTAGTATTGTGTTTGTAGTATTTGTGTCTGAAAGAGTATCTAATTTTTTGTAAAAGTTTATTTGTAGTGTTGTTGCTGAGTCAGGTGGTCTGCCTAATAGAATATTTGTGCCAACTATTGTAAAGAATTGTGGCTTACCTCTGCTTTGACTATCATTATATTTGTTATAAAAATCACTGTTACTAATAAATTTTAGTGTGCAAAAAGGATCACTTTGATAAATTACTGTGGTTGCTTCGATATATCCAGTTGGTAAAGCGTAACTTTGTGTGCCTGACACAGTTGTTATTGATGTGTCTGTATTTACCATTTCTCTGACACGCAATTCTCTATTTAATCTTGCCTCTGTAAGTGTAATAAAATCACCAAGAAAAGCAGTCAAATCACTTCTATTAAGGTAATTAGCTATTGATGTTTTAAGATTTGTATATGTGTCTATTGCCATTATAGGTTTCCTGTATATATTCTAAAATGTCTGTTATCTGAGTCGTTTAACCATCTAAAAAATCTAGGTTTATCAAGGACTTTGCCATTAAGAGTTAATATGCCTTTTTTTGCTAGTTGGTGAACTACTATGTTTGGTAGTCTTGCAACTCTATAACCCTTTTCGTTTTGCATAGCCTTAGACTTATAAGCACCTTCGTTTTGTGCTACTTTATTTGCGTCTAAGATTTCTTTAATAGTTGACTGATCTTGATAGTTTTCTATATGAAATTTATTCTCAGCTTCATCAACAATCAAATTAGTTTTGACAGATGCCTGATCGTCAGGATCATTAAGTGAGAACTTCTTTGCCATTATTTAAGTGCTTTTGCAATCATCATATCAACTGTGTCTTGTATTTCTAGACCTTGATTGCTTCTCATACTTAGCATTGGATCATACTTTCTATCTCCACCTGATGTTTGTTTTGATTGTCTCTTACCAACACCTTTTGAGATTGTTTGATCTTTTTTTATTGAGTTTGCAACTATCTTGTAAAGTTTTGATGAATGTTTTTTGTTTGCGAATACTGTCATTGTTTCCTCTCTAATTAAAAAGGGAGGGCATAAAACCCTCCCTGTCCTTGAACTACAATTATGCAGTTAAGTTAAATATACCAAAGTTTGCGTTAGGTGCTTTTGCACATAAAGTGTACTCGACAAGTAAAAGTTTCTTGTCTGCGTCACCAGTTTTTGCAAGATCAGTAGTTTGGAATGGTCTTAAAAAGTCCACACTCCACATATCCATTTGTAGGATATCTACTCTGTTTGCGTTTTGGTGTCTGTTAGGTACAAATGCAACTTCACCGAAGTCTGATACATAGATGTCAGTAGTACCGATAGATACTTTATCACTAGCATCTTTGTACTTTGTCGCTACACCAGCAAAACCACTTGCAGTCTGCTTGTGTGAAGGTGACATAAGTATTGTCTCAGGCTCTCCACCTAGTTCAAAGGCTTTTAAAAGACCTTCTTTAAGTAGAGTTTCTGTGAAAGTTCTGTTTGTACCACCAGCAATAGCTGTTGATCCGTCACCAGCTGGACTAGCTGAAGGTGAACCACCTTTTGAGAAGTTACCAGCAGCACTTGAAGTACCAGGTTTGTTACCACCATACCAAGTTCCCACAGATGCGAGTTCTCTAGCTGTTGAGGCATTTCCAGCAACTTTTGCGTTTTCAATTCCTACAAAAGCTCTTTCCATGTCTCGCTTGATTTCTTTACCCATCTTTGCGAGTTGGTATGCCATTTGTGTTGACATTCCAGCATTATCTACTGCATCGTCTGTACCTGAAATAGTTACTGACTTTGCTGAGATTTGTGTTCTATTGTTAAGTCTGACAGTTGCAGTTCTTGCATCTCCGTCATAGTCATCACCTTCGATCTGTGCGTTAGCAGCAGTATCAGCTAGTGAGTCTGTTTGCCATTCGTACAATGTACTTGAGGCTGTACCTTTTGCTGCATTACTCATAAAAGGAGTTTCTGATGGACTAATATTATAAATTACATCAGCTAAATCTTCTCTAATAGAGTTTGCACCATCGTATGAATCAAAGGTATTGGTCGGTTGAGCCATAGATTATTCCTTTCTATATGTTATTGAGAATACAACTCTTGTAAAACAGAAGCAGCATCATTTACTTTTCCTGAATTTCTTAGAGTTGCTTTTTTAGATTTAATACGCTTTGCAACTTCATTATCATCTTGAACCTTTGGACTTGATGAACTTACGACCTTAGATACTTTTGTTACTTTTTTGTTTTTTAAATTAGCTTTTTTTAACTTATCGTAACGATAAGCATTAGCTAACATAATAACTGATCTATGATCCACTAACATATTGATTTCTTGATCGGTATAACCAATCTCTTTTGCATAGTTTATTAAGTTTTTAGTAAACTCTGCACCTTTCTCTTTGTCAGCGTAGATAGGTAGTTTTTCTGCAAGAAGTTGTTTTTGCTGTTCAAGATAAGCATTGTATTGTTTACTTTGCTCCTCTTGTTTTTCAGCAAGTATTCTTTCTTGCTCTTGTCTAGATTTTTCTAGAAGTTCTTTCCTACGGTCTTGTTCAGCTTTGACACGAACATACTCTGCTGGATCATCTTCATAAAGTCTATCTAAATCTACCTTTGATGGTTCACTTTGTTTTAATTGTTCGGATAATACTTGAATTTGCTTTTCGTATTGATCTCGTTTGATTTTAGCCTCCTCGTTTTGCCTAGTGTATTCATTTTTTAATTGTTCTACACTCTTTCTATCTTGCGATAGTTTTTCGGTTTTACGAGTATAATCGCTTTGTCGAGAATAACCTTTCGTGAGTTCATCAAGGGTGACTTCTTGTTCTTGTCCATCGACAACAACTTTATAAAGTTCCTGATTACTAACAGATGGTTGTTCATCTTCAATTTGATCTATCAGTTCATCATCATTGAAAGCATCTTCGATATTCGTTTCCGAGTCGCTTACCTCTTTCTTTGATTCTTCACTTGCTGTTTCCTGAGTCTCTGAGGCGTTTACATTTAATAAGTTCTTCAGGGCTTCAGCTGCCTCACCTTGATTGAGAGACTTGGGCTTTGGTGCAACAGGCTCTGCTTGAGTCTCTGTTGCAGAGTCCATTACTGGTTGTTCTGCCATATTTTACTCCTATTATTTTTTTACAATCTTGCCTGTTTCCATAACTGATTGTATTTGCATCAAGACAACTTCTAACATTCTTCTCATGACAAAGATGTTCTCTCGTTGTTCTGAATCTTTTGGTTCAGAGTTTAACCACTCATTGTGTAACTCTGTTCTAACTTTTTGTACTGCTTCTACAAAAATAGGGTTTTCTAATATGTCTTTAGCTTGTTGGCTTCTTTTAATTTCATTATCTGCCACCTGTAAAACCAAACCCTTCTTTAAATCTTGCGTTGCCAAAGTTTCTTTTATTGCGTTCTATGTTCTTGGCTATTCCAGCTCTATAAACATCATCATTTCTAACTCTATTTCCACTTGAGTCTATTGATGTTAATGGTGAAGTACCTAATAAACCTCCAGTCAAATCTTGTGATATTTTACCACTGCCTATTCCTTTAGCAGTTGGTGTGTCTGTTCTATTTACAACACTATCAACTGCCTGTTCTACAGTCAGAGGACTTTGTGTTACGCTTACAGATTGTGGTATTCCTGAATATCCACCTGATAAAGTAACTTGTGGGTTACCTAATAGATTATCTTTTACTGTGTTGTAATATTGTTGAGGTGTAAAAACTTGAAATGTTCCGTTATTGAGTTGTTGTCCATATCCAGCGTCTATGTATGTTTGCATAGCTTCATTAAATCTATCTTCTCGTCTT